CCCTTTCCATTTTTCTTCTGCTCTCTTGATACGTTTGAAATGCATATCAAGATATACACCAGGGTAACGACGATCTTTACGAAACCATGATTTATAACAACAGAGAGTGCTTTCTAGAGTGAAATAACTTACATCATCATTTGGATATTCTTTGGCACATTCCTTTAAAAGAATTTCTCCTTCTTTCTTTAACCATTCTAGAGTAAAACTATAATCACCATCAAATCCTGGATTGATAGTGTCATGCCAATCTAAATCATCACGACCTAGAACTTTACACAGACCATTGCGATGAGACTTACTACCATTCATGTCTTCTAAGAATAGACTGTCACAATCAATATCTAAACCAGCAATTCTTAAATATTCAAGATAAGAAAATGTAGACAATCTACCAAACAAGAAGAAGTTTTCCATAACATAATCCCAAAGAAAACGAAACTTCTCATATTTGTTCTGACCTTTCATCATAACACCAGCAAAGAACTTTTGCTGCGTTCCATCAATTGAACCAGATACATTGTCTACATAGGATTGAATGATTTGACCCATTTTTGACTTTGTATATTTTCGATCCATGTCCCATTCAAGTTGTTCCCAATGAATCATTACAAAATCATGAATATCTTTTATCTCATTCTTAGTATTTGGTATATTGGGAAATTGTTCCATTAACACTTGAGTGGTGACAATGTTCTGACAAATACCATTTAGGAAACATGCCCAAAGTAATTGTTCAATTGTCCAATTTAATTGTTTTTGTAGAAATGGAAAAGCTGCATATACAAAGCCAGGATGGGATTTATGAATATTATGAAAATGATAGAATCTTTTGAAGACTTCTCTACGATATTGAGGAAGACGGAAATCCATACCATAGATTAATTCTTTAGATTCGGGAATTCCGTAATGTTCAGAATATCTAATCGGTGATTTATAAGCCAATTCAATCATTACAATCTATTCTCTGATCTAAATTTTTTTAAAGCCGTTGTCATAACAACCCATTCTTCATATGTATAGATATTACTTTTAGATTCATTACATTTGAAACAACAAACTACAACATTATTTCTCAGATAACCTAAAGAATTATCCTTCCTATCTAAATTATAGTTTTCTGGTCTTCCACTAACACTAGCAAATTCACTTGGCCAAATTATTTTGGAATTACAATAGTGACATAGTTTTATTTCTGTGAATTTCAAAAAATCTTCATATGAAATATCACAATTTTGAAATCTCTTAATTGCGGATTTAAACATTATGTTATATAACCATTCATATGGTCTTTTTCTATTCTTTATTTTTGGCTTATTCTTTTGACTCAATGCTTTTTGATAAGCGATTTCCCTTCTCAAACAACCACATGATTTGGTAGTGCCTGTTGTTAAATATTCTCCTTTTATTATACACTCTTGACCACAATTACATAAACATTCATAATATTTTCCCTTATGTGCGTTGTGTTTGAAGGATGATTCTTTCAATACTGTCAATCTACCAAAATTTTGGTTAATTTTGATCAACAGAACCTCCTATAATCCACACGCAAGATCTTTCATTCATGTATTTATCAAAAATGTGAGGATGATGCATCATAAAATTCCACATCTTGGCTTCGTATCTTGGATGGAAGACTATTTCTCCATGTTGAGCAAACACTAGATCATTGTATGTGCTATATCCATTTTCTACATGATTATCTTCTATTTTCACACAATGTTTACATGTAAACTCTCTACAACCACCTTGTGCGTCATAGTGTTCTATTGTATAGTCAGGATTGTTAATCATAAACAAACTTGAAGGTTTTTCATCTTGTTTGAAGAATCTATAATCAAAAACTTCATCCATGTCTATCTCAGATACTTTCCCGATTACATTTAATCTATTGCGGATATATTCTGGATGTTTAGAACCAAAATTACCTACACCAATCAAAATGATTTTTTTGATATTCTTTGGACGAAATTTGGCTATACCATAAAGAACACTTGTTACACTGTTGCAAGATCCTGCCGGAATGATTAAGGTGTCTATACTAGTTGGAAGATTGGTTACTTGATGCATTCCCACTTCATGAAATGCTTCTACCAATTCTGGTGCATTGGTTTCATGATTCACTGTAATGTTCGTTTCCATGTGAAACATGTCTGTATACTTAGATCTTTGGAGTTCTCTTGCTTTACTTTCTAATGTTTTGGCATATCCAACATTTGAAAATATAAATTCCGCGCCCATATTCTTAGCGATTTCTAATGTTTTATGTCCTTCTATTTCTTTGGTTCCTACAATGTCAATGACTCTTAAACCATAATGACGGCAAATTGTTGCGACCATGGGATGCTGAGGACTTCCACTAACAGCACCATGAATTACACCATATTTACCTTTTTTGAAAGCTTGTTCATAGATTAACCAAATACATTGTCTACATTTAGTTCCATTGATATTTCCATATCCTAAAGGATGAAACTTGTCTTCTCTTTTAAACCAAATTCCATCTACCTTTTCAACTGGTGTTAGATTGTAAAGGAATTTTTCCCAATGAACATGTTTACGATCTAATCTATGAATAGGAAAAATAGATTCAGTCATCAAAGAACTCTATCTAGAGGGAATAATTGACCAATCAAATACGAAGAATATTCCCTTGTGCACATAGGACAAACGAAATGTTCTTCCTTTTCAGGAGTAGCTTCAATTTTCATCAATTGGATTGGTGGATCTTGATAACCACATGGAATCTCAATGCAAATGTAATTTTCATTATCCATAAAGAAGACTCTCTAATGAATTTGTTTCTACGACAGATTTAGGATGATATTTTTCTAACATGTAAGGTTTACCATGTTCTTTAAGATACTTATACCACTCTTCAGAATCCCACATAGAGTGCGACACACCATTCCAACCTTCCCTCCATAAAGAATGTTCTTTATTCTTACGACGGGATTCTACAAAATTGAAACGGAGATCTTCATATTCTTTAGTCCCAAGTTCTAGCATATCTTCTCGGAAATAACAAACTAAAGAAATTCTTTCAAAATTTTCTGCTCCAGTTTCACATTCAATTGGTGTATTTCCATGAATATAATCATGATTACTAACCAAAAGTAAATCACCAGGACGAATGTTTACAGCTGCTCTAATTTCAGGTAGAACTAAATATCCTCCTTTATAGGTATCGTTTTTTGCAACCACAGTTAGGTTGGAGAATCCTTTAGCTAGATCTCCTGCGTCTCTATGAGCAGCAGTGCGGAAATTTTTATTGACAGTGATAGTTGTGAAAGGAGTTTCAGGAACATAGAATAGAGGATCTAATTTCTTTATACACTCTGATTGAAAAGCATAACGATATGGTAAGAATTCTTTAAATCCATTACCAAGACTCTTCAAAAAAGGATATGATTTCTTGAATTTTTCTGGATTGTGGAATGTGTATGCAGTAGGACGACCATAGGGGATTCTTGGATAACGACCAAACCAACCAGCAATACCAGAATCAACTGGATTAGCATAAGTGGTATCAGAAATTAGTGTATCCTGAATCCATTCTACTTCTTTCTTGATTTCTTTGTTTGATTTTGAGAAAATAGTGGGCAACCAAAGATCAAAAGTAAAATTATATTTTTCACGTTCTGATCCTAACCAAACTAATCCTCTATTCTCAGGTTTTGTTCCAGCAATCAATTTCCACTGATCAATATCAGCTTGTGTAATACGTGATAAATCTGTATCATTATCTGGAAGCTTTTCAAGATTGTTTAGAATAAGGAGTTGTGAATCAGTTACCCAATCACGACCTTGTAACTTTTGTGCTCTTGTACCTGCTGCAAGACCACGATTCTGACTTGCCTTGGCAGCTTCCATTAAACCATCATATGCGCCTTCTTGTTGTTCTTTAGTGAAGTAATTTTTACGAAATTTGAGGATGATGTTATGTTCACCATTTTCTTGGTCTTCTGCTGGTCCTGGTTTTCTATATACATCACAATCTTCATTCAGTAGAACATCATAATTAGATTCATCTAAGAAAGAACCAAGAACTTCTTCACAATCAAATTTTGGTAGGGTTATTTCTTTCACTGACATCATTAATCTCCGTCTCCAAAAAACATTCATATGAAGTATATAGACAAAAAAGAGGGAGAGTAGAAAACTCTACTCTCCCGAAAGTGTGGCTAACGCCACATGCTTAGACCAGGAGACAATTGGTCTTAAGCTATTCGGTCTAGAGGATTCTACCTTCTAATAATGTACCTCTGATATGTGTAATAGGAAAGTTAATGATTTCTCTTCTATTAGAAAGGGATATCACTGACACTGTTAGATTCAACCATCTTTTGAACAGCCGTCTCAAATTGACGAACTTGTGTAGGGCTGGGTAATGAATCCATGAATTGTACAGATCGTTGACCATGTGAATAAACAGCAAGAACTTTCTTACCATTTTCTATTTCATTCTTCAACACCACATTTTTCTTGTAGGTGTTGGTCATCTTTCCAGCTGTAGGCACATATTCAATGTCAGAAGATGTTGGAGTTCCATCAGGAGCCTTAGCACCTTGCTTACCATTCTCAGAAGCCTTCTTTGCTTTTTCTTCCTCTGCATCAATCTTCTCATACAGATCCATAATGGCAGTACGGGTTTCATCGTCGAATCTATTCAAGCAGAGCTTTACAGCCTTTTTACGATTACCAAAGATCTTGAATGCTTTAGCAATATGAACCAATCGGCGAGTGGAGATGATTTCATCCACAGCACCATCAGCAAAAGATTTACGAACCAATTCAGCCCATGCTATCAGATTCTTAACAAATGAACCATGTTCCTTGATATCTAAATCAAGTTCTTTAAAATTACGCTCAAGCATCTCTGTTTCCTTCTGTGCAGAAGGATATTCTTGTTCAATGGTAATAGCAAAACGTTCAAGGAATGCTTCATTCAGAACATTAGCACCAATGAAACGACCATCATTGCTACCTTTACCTTTGGTGTTAGCAGTAGCAATGACATTGAAACCAGGAGCAGGATGAACGATTTTATTGGTTTTCTTGTCTAGGAATGGCTTACCTTCCAAGACAGGCTGCAAGCACAACAGCCGTTCAGATCCATAGTCTGTTTCATCTAACAGAAGAATTGCACCGCGTTTCATGGCAGTCAGCACAGGACCTTCACGACGGTAAGTGTTGCCATTGATCAATTCGTATGAGCCAAACAAATCCAATTCATCTGTGTCTTTGGTAATGTTCACACGAACAAGTTCACGTTTTGCAGCAGAACATGCTTGCATAACCATCAATGTTTTACCATTACCAGATAGACCAGTGATGTAAATGGGATAGAAAATCTTAGAATCTATAATGTTCTTTAGATCAGTATAGAAACCAAAAGGAACATATGTTGGATCACGATCTGGAACAAAGGCATCTGCTTCCAAAACACCATCAATTCCAGACTCTTTAACAGAGTCTCCATAAAAGCTTGAACTCTGCAGTGCTGCATCAGGTGTAGAAATTTTTGGTAGATTGTCCATGACGCGATATTTTCCCCAACCCGCGCTGCGGGATTTGTCACTGGTTAAAAAGTGTGGAAAAGGAAGATCATTGAGTGAGATATATTCATTGATCTGCTTTGTGTCAACGATGTCTGTATCAAAATGTTTTGCGATCTGCTCGCAAAAACTTTTTTGACCATCTTCATCGTAATTAGGCTTGCGCATTTCTGTCTCCATAATTTTAACTGTAATAGTAGTTTACTGGATCTATTACAAAAGTAAAGCTCTATTTACAATTTCACTCCATTTCTTTTCATGATTCTATTGTAAATTTCTTGGATTTCCTTTGATGGTCGTTTTGCCATACGAAATCCAGCAGGGATAATTCCATCAATTCTTACTATCAAAATAAGATGTTGATAAGAACTCAATGTATGTCCTACATGAGCTGGAATATGATCTCTAGCTAAATGCCAATATAAAGATGTTTCATCATCGTAATCAGATTGAATAAATTCATTCAATTTGAACCAATCTCTAACGATATCATTTGGTTGTATGATATCATGATTTTCTAAAACATGAACCATTTTCATGTTACTTTCTCTTTTTGTTCTTATTCTTATAATCACTATCAGAAAGAGCTATTTCTTCAGCAAATTGACTTAGAACAACACGAGCTGCCTTTTTAGCATTCTGAGAATTCAAGAATCCTTTCAATATCTTATCAGAAGAACCATCGCTGTCCTTATTCGTAGAAATTTTAGACATATTCATAGACTCGCTACTGATGAAATAATAATTATCATATCCCAATGTTGGAGTCTTATAGAAACCAAATTTCTCAATGGTTTCTTCATGTGCATTCACAATACCTTTATCCCTTTCTTTCACTCTTGAAGTACGATTATATCCAGATTGCTGACGTACTTGAGCTAATGGACAAATATAGTAACCAATATGACGGCATTCAGTTACTTCTTTAACGAAACTAGTTAAAGAAGCTTGCATGTTCTGAATTCCATCTATCAACACAAATTTACGTGTTAATGGATCAGTCAAAATCATGCGCTTGGGAGGTTGATTTCCATATGCTTGACTATAACCAGGGATTGAATTGTGCTGAATTTGAACATTGTTTCCACCAGCACCATCAGTCAGATGAATTACATTTACAATGTCCACCTTAGCGATATTCTTGAATTCATCAATGATTTTGCGTGAGGCAACAATTGTTTCAATCAAAGGTGTTCCACTGAGACCCAATCCATGATGTGTACCCATCTTATAATGTCCAAGAATACGTATGATATTCGTATCTACATCAGGTGTACGATTATAAGAATCTTCCTTAGTGCGTCGTTCCATAATAGCAGTATGCATAGCCAACATACGCATGCAACGTTTCTGGAGTCCAGAATTATCCCTAGAAGAAATCAAATGGCGGAGATGGAAATTTGTGGAACCATATATCAATAAATCTCTTGGATTAGAACTGAATAATCCAGATGAACGACTTCTAGAAGAACGAAGTTGGTTAGAGTTATAAGAAAGCGTATCAGCAAATCCATACACATCGTATGGGATCTTTGCTTTATTACAAAAAGTCACTAAGATAAGAATTTGCTCAAGAGCACAAGCCATATATTGTCCATCCATAGAACCACTCATGTCCAAAAATAGAATCATGCCATGACTCTTACCTTTAGGCATTTCTGTGATGCGACGAAAGATATCACTGGTCCAACGATATTGAGACAAACGACGCGTTTCCAATTCACCACTACGATGTGTTTGAGCACGATAGTATTGAGTTGCATTCTTGCGCATCTCAAATTCTTTCAAAAGCATGCTGATAAAGTTTTTATTCTTGTTTTGATAGTGTGTTATCAATTGAGCACTCATCACATCATAAGGAGTCTTGACAGCTTGCCCGGAAAATTCCAAAGAGATAGATTTCTCATAATACTCCACGACAGTCTTTGGTGAATAAATTATTTGATCCAAATTTGGAGTTGGTAGAGTGCAATTAGCAATAACATCACGCTTATCTTGACTGACGAGCGATTGTTCACGTTCTCGAAAGATTTTATCTGTGATGCAAACAGGTTTCACCTTTTCAGAAACTTTATTCTTGAAATTAGTTCCACCATATTGAGCATCAGCCTTTCGATCGCTTTCTTTATCAGTAGGATTTTCCTCTGATTCTTCTCCATTTTCATCAGAATCTCCATCATGAGAGTCTTCACCATCTTCATCAGATTGTTCAGAACCTGAAGATTTGGTTTGCTGATCCCCCTCAGATGAATCAGATTTTTGATCATTATTTGCATCAAAAGATTTCTGGTCTTCTTTTTTACCAGAAGTCTTCTTAGAATCTTTCCCTTCAGAATCATTATCAGATGATTTGTCTGATTGTTTTTGCTGAGATTTCTGTTGCTTACTATTGGAAGATTGTTGATCCTGTTGCTTTTTCTTACCATCAATAGAATCTTGTAGATCTTCAGAACTATTGATTTTGTTTTGTTCTTCTTGAACGATCTTATAGATCTCTCGAGCAATTTTCACAATTTCTTCAAAAGATTCAGCATCTTCCAAACGACGAATAATGTCTTGTTCCTCATGATCAAATTTAACTGGTAGGAAAGAACCAAGCTTGAAGAATGTATTGATACGATCAATTAGATTCAATTCATTCAAATCTTTGAGTTTTTTAATACCAAAGAAGTCCTTTTCATACAAGCTCTCATAAGCTGTAGCAAAAGATTTCTTCAGACCAGGAAACTTACGCTTGATCTTCTTTTCAATACGAGCATCTTCACAAACATTTAGAAATAATTTGAAATTAGCATCATAGCAGATATCATCATGATCATGCTTCAAATTGCACTTCAGGAGTGCGTTGTGCCAACCTTCTGGTGGAGTATTGAGAGCATGACCAATTTCATGACCCATGACAAGATCATAAAGTTCACTGCTCATATCCTTCCAAGTTGGGCAATGAAGAATGCGATCTTTTGTGTCAAAGTAAGCAGTAGAGATGTTTTCATGGAGAACAATAAGGTTCTCCGCAGCCATTAGTTTGGCTAGGAGTGACTTTGTGTCAATCAGTTTAGCAGTACGCAATTGTCTCGTCTCCAATCATTTTCTATTGGAGAAGAATTCTAAACCAATTGTTACAAGAAAGCTACAACTATTTTTCTAGTATAAGCGAAGACTTAGGAGTTTCTAATACGAAAGTGCTATTTTCTTTCTTAATGTTTTCTTGTTTAAAAGAAGGTTTTTGAGATGCTTTATCTTTAATTTCTATCTTATGTTGAAGTTCAGCTTGCGCTTTTGCTCTTCTAATCTTCTTAAGATTACTTTTCATTTTACGTCTTTCACGTTCTAGATGAAGCTTAGAAACATTATCTGTATAACGAATTCCCATTAAATGATCATATTCATGCAAAAACACACGAGCAGTTAATCCATCAAAACGACGAATTTGCTCTTGACCATTAAAATCCAAAAATTTGACGTTAACTTCTGTAGCACGAGGAACCTTTAGAAACAATCCAGGAAATGATAAACATCCCTCTGATCCTATTTCTTCTCCTGAAGAAGACAAGATAACAGGATTAGTTACACCAATGCAATATTGTCCAGCTCCCATCACAAATAAACGATACTTAAGACCACATTGATTTGCAGCTAAACCCAATCCATTATGTTGCATCATAGTCTGCATCATTGATATAGTGATGTAACGTAAATCGCCAGGAGGATTACTAAAATCCCATGGGATAGTTGGAGTCTTTAATATAGAATCATATTCATCTACAAGTTTGAAGATTTCATATTCAAAATTTTGACCATTTTGAAATTTCAATTTTCTGTTCTTACTTGGAATAAATTTTGGCACTTCTATCCCAACAGGAGGAATATCTATCATAGGAATAGTCAAATCAAGTGTTTTCATTATACGATCTCCGAGAAACTTCCCACTTTTTCAAATCTTAGAACATTGCTGAATTTATCTTGAAGAATATCACCTTTATGACTGATCAAGAAAATATTAGCTTCATTACCAAATGTGTTCAAAAGTCTCATAAATTCTTCTGTTCCTGTATCGTCTAGGGAACCATCAAAGATTTCATCCAAGATCAACAAATTGGTACTCATACTATTCTTAATCTTAGCCACTGCTCTCCACGTGAAAAGCAAAGCTAAATCAATTCTCAATTTTTCACCTTCAGAAAAGTTTTCGTAACTGAATGAATCGCGATGACGAGATTTAATTGTTTCTTTAAATTCTTCATCTATGTTAAAATCAACAAAGAAATCCATAGATGTCAAATACTTATTTACCATTTTATTGATAACAGGTAGATATTGTTTGATGATCTTAGACTTAATTCCATTGTCCTTCAACAACAATGCTGCCATGTCATAATATGCTTTCTTATCTATGATATCTTTGCGTTCATGATTTAATTTTTCTAACTGACTGTAGAGATCTTTAGATACCTGAAGAAGATCATCACTGATAGGCTTTTTATTAGATAATTCATTAATTTCATTCAACAATTTTTGTGTATATTTTTGTATTTCAGTTACAGAAGATAAGATTCTAGTCATTTCCATTTGATGAGATGAAATTTTACTATGAACATCTTTAATGGCAGTTAATCTTTCTTCAAATGTAGATTGTTGTATTTCTAACTTCTTAATTCCAGATTGTAACTCATCCTTTTTGTGTTTACAACCATTAATCATAGATTCTTTATTATTGATGTCTTGTTTACATTTTGGACATGTAGAATTATTGGTGTAGAAATCTATTTCTTTACCTAAGTTATTGATATTCCCATCAATTTTAATTCGGAATTTTTCAAGCTTTTGGATGTTTTCTCTTACAGAAGATTCATCTTGGATTTTCTGTTCCAGAATTGTGATATGACGCTGAACCAAGTTAGAATCATTAGACAAATTAGTAATTTGAATTTGATTGTTACTTACTTCTTGACGTTTCTTTTCTATGTTTTCTTCATTAGATTTCTTAGAATCATTGATGTACTTTTTCTGAAGTTCTATCTTTTCCATGATAGTATTGATTTTCTTCTTGATGTCTTCAGATGAATCATGAATATTTTTGACTTTAACCCTCAAGACTCTATTCATGGTAGAAAAGATTTCTATATCTAAAAGATCTTCAATTATCATACGACGTTCATCTGCTTTCAATTTCATGAAAGGTATAAAAGAAGCTTTACCAACAATCACAATTTGATTGAAAGATTTGACGTTAAAACCAAGAATATTCTTTTCTAGATGTTTTTGATAATCACGACTACTGGCATCTTGATTGATTAGTGTGTTATCTTGATAGATTTCAAAGATATCAGGCTTCTGTCCACGAATAACTTTGTAATGTTTATTCTTGACACGAAATTCTATTTCAACGACCATATTTGAATCATTGATAGAATTTATCATTTTTGGTTTATTGATGTTACGAAATGGTTTACCAAAAAGAACAAATGTTAAAGCATCCAATAATGTAGACTTACCAGCACCATTCTTACCAATCATCAAGGTAAGAGGATGTTTATCTAGTCTTATCTCTGTCCAACTATTTCCTGTAGATAATAGATTTTTCCATCTGATAATCTGAAAATAGATCATGAAGAAATTTCCTTCAAAGATTCTAAATTCTGCGCATCATAGTGAATATCACGCATTACAGCCTTGAGTTTTTCTTTATCTAGACCAATTTCTATGTTGTCGATATATTTGTTGACTAATGTGAGAGTATCATCACTTTGATCAATCACATCTTCATCAGCAATATTACTATCCGTAATATCCTCTACGACACTTACATCATATGGTTCTGCTTTATATAGAGAATCCATAAATGTATCAAAAATGAAAGGATTTTCTTTATTCTGAACAATAACCTTTAGAATAGCATTGTTGAATTCAGAGTAATCTTTATTCTTTACAGATTCAAGTGTTTCTTGAGAATCATTATAGATTATCTTATGGTGAATCTTGATTGGGTTTTCTATAAACTCCAATTCTCTAGTTTCTGTATCAAAGATATGAAAACCACGAGCATCATTATAATCTGCCCAAGTAATCTCACCAGGAGAACCCACATAATAGATATGACCATCGGTAGATCGATGATGGAAATGACCACTCATGACAATTTCATATTTTTCCAATTCTTCTCTAGTCATACCTTCTGTACAAACATGACCTCGTTCCATCTCAAAACCTTGAATCTCAAAATGACCAAAACAAATCTGAGAAGTAGTGTTCTTGATGAATTCCTTTATTTCATCTTCATTTTCTTTACAAACCCAAGGGACGATATCTATGGTTGTATTATCAATCTGAATACTTTTTGGAGAAGTAAAGACCTTTATTGATCCTCTTTCTATATATTCTCTCAGTGTCAATTCTGCAGAATTAACCAATAAGGTATTTCTATAGAATATATCATGATTTCCAAGTAAAGTCCAAAGTTTTAGATGTTCATTGAAATGATCAAAGAAGTAGTTTCTTGATAAGAATAATGTATTGAAATTTATGAATTTTCTACGGTCAAATAGATCTCCTACTTGAATAACATGTTGTATGTTGTTATCCATCAAATAGGGAAAGAAGATTTGATCATAGAATTTTTTGTAATAGTTGTGAAACTGTATACTATCACTGCGCATCCCAAAATGGGTGTCACCTAGAACAGCTAATTTGGTCATTTCTTGTAAGTCCAACCCTTTGAAGCATATTCTATTGATTTAGTCATTTCTTCTGTAATGATTTCATCCATGATTTGTTTTAATTTTTCTTGAGAAATAGTAGCACCACCAGGACCACCATTTCCTCCTGACCCAATAATTCCACTATCTCTTGTTCCTGGTATTCCTGGATTTCCAGAAGGTCCTTGAGATCCTGCAGGAAGTAGTGTTGGTGGAAAATCTATTTCTTCTATGAAGTGGAAATCTCTTTGAACGGATTCTGTATTGCTTTGTGATGGAAGCCATTCACTTGCTACATCATAAACATATACATTTGCTTCTCGACAAATTTTCATCATATGAGCAGTACCTTTCCCACCTGGAAAGGCTATAAGAATATCAATTCCAGTGCTAAGCATCAATTGATTTCTTATAGGTCCTGCAGCTTTACCTTCTTCTTCCCAATTGGCTGGATATGTTTCTAACTTGATGTCATTATCTTCTGCCCAAATTTGAGCTAATTTATCAGCTCCACGAGAATCCCCATTAATGATGACAATTTCATTCTTAGGATAATTTTGTAGCATACGTCCTAGAACTTCAAATACTGTAGCATGATCATTGTAGTCACGACCGCCACAAATACAGATTCTATATGCGCCAGGTTTTATCATAACAAATAAGGAAAGATGATTGAGAAATCTATTATTCCATAAATTCTTCTAATCTACTAGCTTTCTTAGCTGGTTTCTTTACCTTTTTATCTTTAGCTTCTTCATATTTGGTTATAAATTCTTCCAAGTTTTCATATAACTCAACTTTTCTTCCTTGTCCATCTTCATCATCTCCACCACTTAATTCTTCAAGAACACCGAATTGTTGAGCAATTTTATATTTGGTGTATTGTTGTTTCTTTTCTTTTTGGATTCTACGAACAAAAGCATACCAGCAGATTTGAGTATAATATGCAAATGGATTTTTTGATACTCTCTTATCAAAGTTATCAAAATACATGATGCAATTTTCTATTGCATCCTCAATCATCTCATCCTTCCAAGTGTATTTGTAAAACTTTGGACTGTTTGCTAAATTCTTAGCAATCAGCATTATACAATTCCCAAGATAATCTGAAATCTTTGGTTTTGGGAGTTTCTTCTTCTTAGCTTCTTTACAAAGTTTTTGATATTCTAGAATCTTTTCAAAGAATTCTTTTTTGTCAACATAATAATTAGTCATTGTAGTTTCTTATTAACCTTCGTCATTGCTCCAATAACTTCATCTATATTTGTAGGAGAAGAAGGTTCTTGGGGTGTTTTATCCTTTTTGTAAAGATTCTCTGTATAATTTGAAATGTATGTAGAAACTTCTTTATGAAGAGGGACAACATACAAAACGTTATCAGATTTGATATAAACAGAATCTTGATCTGTAATTGAAATAGGAATCCAAGCGACTAATAAAATATCTTTAAGTCCATCTGGACGTGTTTCTATGACTAATTTCAATGGTCTAACAAGTCCATATTTTCCATTTTCAGGTTCTAATTTCGTTTCAGCAACGATACCTTCACCATTGGTAAGTTTTAGATAAACTAAATCACTCATACATTACCACCTATTAGTGCTATGTTGTAAACTTTTACAAGGAATTTTTCTTCATGATAAATTTTCACTCTCTCAGCATAGTGGAGTAGTGTGTAATTTGTTTCTGTGCCAATTCTTAAATCATCAGAAACATCATATAGAGTCATCGAAGATTTGGTTTCACTGATACGCAAACCTCTACCAATTGTTTGTAAAACTCTAATCTTGGATTTGCTAGGAGATGCAAATATTATATGGTGAAGATTCCTAATATTTACTCCTGTAGAGAAGACACCATATGAAGCAACAATGATAGCATTCTTTTCTTTTTCTACAATCTTCCTGATAGCTTCTCTATCTTCTAATTCTGTTCCACCATACACTAAAAATATCTTTCTATTCGGATCTGTATTCTTGATATTAAGAAGCTTGTGAATATATTTACCATGTTCAACAAATTGAAATGTGATTAAAGTATTCTCTTTTAAACTCAGTGCTAGATTATTGATGAATCCATTGCGACGTTTATGATTGATTAAAAATTCTAATTCTTGATGATAATCCATCTTAGCAACATGAAGAGCTTCTTGAGGGGTATATTTCAAAACCAAACACTTAATAGTCACATCTGCTGAAATTTTCTTATCTATTAATTCTTTGTTTGTTGCAACCCTCGTCACAGGACCAAAATGACCTTCTAGAGCAAGCTTATGTACTTCTGCATCTTGAATGGTTCCACTCATACCAATTCTATATTTTGCATTGACTAGAGAAGTCATAATTTTCCCTAGACATTTTGCCTTAAAATGATGCGCTTCATCTCCAATGACAAAATCAAACCTCTTGAAGAAATCTGTATCTCCTAAATCATGAATAGATTGCCAAGTAGAAATAGTCACATCTTTCTTGATAAATTTATCTTGTCCTGAATATATCTTATGTATATGTTGATCTACATTCCAATCATTTTGAGTTGAATAATCTTTAAAATCTGAATGTAATTGTTCTACCAGACTTATGGTGGGAACGACAATCAATCCTTTTAATCCTTTTTGAATAAGATATCTTGTAATGACATATGCAATGTAAGATTTTCCAGAGTTTGTAGGAGATAAGATTACTCTTCTTACATATCTCAAAGCCTTAGTAATGGCATTTAATTGATGTTCATGAGGAACAATAGGCTTACCATGGGCTGTAATGTTCAAAGTTGCTATAAAGTCATTAGATTCCTTTAGAGACCATGGTTCTGATTGATATTCAAGTCCTTCTATTGTGTAATTACGTTCTTTTGCAAATTGTTCAAGATGTTTAGACAATCCTATACACAAAGTCTTAGATCTTCTATTGTAAAGACGGATCTTACCATCCCATTTACGTTCTTTGAAAAGAGGACTGTAGTTATAATTCGGAGACATGAATGTAAAGAATTCAGCTATCTCCTCAGAAATAGCTGGTTCAGTGAAGATCTTTAGATAGACTTCATTTTGTTTCTGAACAATGATTTTGGACATTATTGACCTGAAATGAATTTTTCCCAATCTATAAAAGATCTCAATTGATAAGTTCTACTGTTGAGTTCTTTCAATATGCTGTTACAAATACTTACTATTTCTTCATAGTTGACTTTCTTACGAATTAATTCTAAGATTTCATCATCAGCATCTACATAGTCTTTGACTTCTCCCTTCAATACAAATTTGAATGGTTTTAAACCATATTTGTTGAGAGTATCTTGATCCATTCTACCTGAATAATAATCCCACTTGCGTTTTTTGAGTCTAGCTAATTCAATATCTGTCTTCTTTGTTAAGAGGGAATATTGACTCAATTTTCTAACATACTTGGCATGAAGAGCAGGAATTCTTAAGAGCTCTTTAGCTGGCTCTGTAGAATTCATCTTAGCATCTTCATCCCAATTGTCTAACAAAAGTTCTAATGGTGTTTTTGGATCAGACATGATATAAGAAATTCAAGGGAACATGACGAAGATATTGTAACTTACTTAACCATAATAGTTAAGCAACTTTCTCAAATGTGTAGTAAGAATATCTAAAAGAAGCTTGAGAAAACATTGGATGATCTGCAGACATTGAATAACCCATGTCTAGACCACTTAGAGAAATAGGGAAACAATCTTTAAATGTAACTCTTGCTTGTGGATTGTTCTTATTGGTGTAGATAATCAATGTTGCATCACTATAAGGAGGACGAACTCCTGCTGTAGAAGGAAATCCAGGACGTTTGGTGGCATTAGCAGCAAGGTTTTTATATTGATCAAAATTCTCTGGAAATCCAATTCCAGTAATCCAATTTCTGACATCTAACCAACTATTATAATTCACATCAACCATGAATGTGAATATTAGAGGTTCAAATTGAACCTTGTCTCCAGGAACTTTCAAATCTGTGAATGGATTTGGGACTGTATTTTCAGTCAGAGACATTCCAGGCATCTTGATGCTGGTTATGAAATAGACAGTGTTAGCTATTCTGTCGAAAGTCAGTTGAAATTTAGATGGTTGAGCAACTGATTGTTTGATTGGGGATATTGATATTGTCATGGATGTTCCTAGGATATCTAAATTATTTATTCATATCTGAAGGCTAATTGTTCACAATCATATATCTTGAAATATCATCTCTTTTCATATTCAAATAATTGATTCACATAAAAGAAAAGACCCAAGATTAAATATCTTGGGTCTCTCCAATTTGGCTTAGTGTAATCTAAGCTCTTGTTTTATATTGAAAATTACTTCAAATTTGCTACAATGAATTTTCTGTAGTAAACGTTGCTGTTAGCACTGATTCTTCCCAATCCTTGAGTTGTACCTTCAGCAAATGGGTTTGCAACCATTCCGTAACGTGTCTTGAAGCCAATCTTTGGCTGGAAGGTGTTAGGGTCAATTGCACGCACCATTTGTAGAGGAACATATGGAGCATAGAATAGACCAGCATCATATGCATTGGTTCCACGATATCCAACAACGGCATAGTCTGCACCGCTTATGGAATATGGATCAACGAATACTTTGATCTTACCATTCAAAACACCCAAGAAAGTTCCACGCTCGTAGTCATCTGGAGTAGATAGACCACCAGTGATGCTCTTCAACTCAGATGAATAGTCTAGAAGACCAGACAATGCTAGAGCAGATGCCACATCGGTGGATACTACTAGGATGTTACCCTTACCACGACGAGTATCCTTCATGATCTTGTTAGCTTCACGCTCAATTTGGAATACAAGACCCTTATACTTTTCAACCATCCAACGACCATCAGCATCACCTGCTGCAGTTGCTAGGTTGTAAGTACCAGCTGAGTTAGCAGTTTGTGCACCAACTTTAGCTGTGATGTAAATAGTACGAACAACTTCGCGGTTAATTTCAGCAAGCAATTCTGTAGATAGAATATTTGCCAATTCAGTCTCAGCATCCAAACCATGAACTGCCTTCAAGTCTTGTGCCAATTCTAGAGTGTAGCCAGCTTGCAAACCACGAGTGTTAGCAGTAACTGTAACCTTTTCAATTGAGAAGCCCATATTGTTTAGAGCAGTTGCTCCACCTAGGTCTTCACCAATTGCATTTGGCCAACCATATGAACTACCGAAAGTGGTGTTAGATCCACCTGGGTTTGCGTTAGCACT